GTCTACAATGGTGTATAACTTAGTACACGGTATGTATCAAGAGTCAGCCAAGAAAATCGGCTGTGTTTTCCTAGAGGCTGATGTTGGTGAAACAGTAGAGAAGCTACTCTCTGTTTACATGGGCGTTAATATTGCTGATGTACCTACTGAGTCGAGAGACTATAATCTGTACCATGAGAAGTATGACGAGTTAGCAGATAGCGACAAGCTCCATATTCTGGATCACCAAGGTGCCCTAGAGTCTGATGAGTTATTTGCTAAGATGCAGTACCTCGTTAAAGGTTTAGACTGTGACATCATTATACTTGACCCATTGCAAGCAGCAGTAACAAGCAACGAGAATGGCGTAATTGATGCCTTTATGGATAAATGTTTGAAGCTGGCTAAGAATACCGGTGTCTCCATTATCATAGTGAGTCACATGCGTAAGCCTAATGCTAAGGATGCCCACGATGTCGGTGAGTATGATCTTAAAGGCTCAGGCAGTATTAACCAGATAGCTTTTAATACTATCCTATTATCACGGGACAAGATGACCGAGGATAACTACGCACGTAACTGTACACAAGTGCAGCTAGTTAAGTGTAGGCGCACGGGTCGCACGGGTATCGCCGGTTGGTTGTACTATGAGAATGACACAAGCAGGCTAGTGGCAACACAAGCACCAGAACTAAAGAAGGCACATAACCATGAAGACTTTTAGTATTAATGCAGAGTACGACAAGGGCTATGCCAAGGGCTATGCAGCAGCACAAGCAGAGTACACCCTTGACAAGGCTATGTGCAAGCTATACACAAGCAAGGAATTGTTTACAGTATTTGCACCTAACTTTAATTTTGAACTGGATGAGCAAGAATTAGTCGAGAAAGGACTACAGACTGGATTCATCACACTCTACCCTGAGGCTTCGGAACGTGGCCTTAAACAATTTAAGATTAACGAGGACTACTAATGCACCTTACAGTAAAAAAGGCTTATTACATCAAAGAGCGCGGGAGGTTGTTACATGAGATAGCAGCCTATACTGATGCTTCTCTTAGTAAGAATCGTTTCAATGAGTATTACAAAGAACGTATAGCTTATCTGGAGAAAACATTAACTAAACTGGAGAGTGGTGATGGTTAAAAGCATTGCAACATTAATGGTAATAGCAATTATATTTTTTATGTCTATACAGGCAGTAGAAGCAGCTAAAATAACTAATGATGGTGTGACAATATTTTATGAAGGTAAGGTGCGGAAGGGTGACGCTGAGAGAGTAAGGATAATGCTTGAGGAAACATTTATACAAAATATTAACCTCGACAGCCAAGGTGGTCACGCTATAGAAGGTTTTTCACTAGGTAGACTATTCAAGGAGTACAACCTCGTAGCTGTGGTGGATGATGATAAGAGGTGTTTATCCGCATGTGCTAACGCTATACTTGGTTCACCTATTAAACTAATATACGGTACACTAGGCTTTCACGTAGCATGGTCATCGGGCAAGGGTAACTTAAGTGATGGTATGAAACAAGGCCAGCAGTTCGCTGTTATGGATACCTTATATAACTTTGAGATGGGCTACGGTCTACACTTCCAATATCTCACAGCAATGTATACTGATGCGGATACAATGTTGTTGTTGAGTGATGAGGACTTAGAGTTATTCAAGTTCACTAATGGTGATACATTTTTTAGAGCAGTAGACTTACCTAAAGGGTGGATAGCATCAAGGATTGCAGGGCCAGCACGTTTATACCTTTTAGGAGAAGGTTTATGATGTTTATTTTAATAGTAACTGTATTACTTGTGATGGTAATTGCCACCGCTGGTTATTACAGTAATTTTGATGATGAGGATTGAGAATGTATGGGACGTTAATACGTTTTGTTACGGGTGCGTCCATAGGCTTATGTCTAGTGTCGCTATTCGGAGACAATACCCTTCATGCAATGATAAGTGCCGTAGTTTGTGGGACTATTGTTGACCAAGTATTGAAACCTAAAAAAGGAGAGTAAGGATGTTGTCAGCAGCGGTCGTGTGTATGGCCCTCAATATTTACTTTGAGGCAAGAAGTGAGCCGCTGGTTGGGCAACTAGGGGTGGCACATAGTGTTCTAAACAGAATGTCAAGCCCTAAGTATCCTGACCACGCTTGTGATGTAATTTATCAACCCAAGCAGTACAGTTGGTACAGTGATGGGAAGTCAGACAAACCTAAGGATGACGTAGCTTATCTGGAGGCGACTATATTAGCGCAGCGAGTATTAGATGGTCAGACACTAGACATTACTGAGGGCGCTCTATGGTACCATGCTGACTATGTTGACCCGCACTGGGCTGCACCTGAGCACATGGACTTTACAGTTAAGTTAGGTAAACATTTATTTTATAGGCAAAAACATGGCTAGATTAATATTTGATATTGAAACGGATGGACTAGCGCCTACGAAAGTATGGTGCATTGTCACCAAAGATGTGGACACCAAGGAAGTGACTACATACACAGAGGGCCAATGGCCTGCATTTAATGAAGCAATTAAAGCGGCTGATGAAGTCATCGGTCATAACATTATAGGCTACGACTTACCATCATGTGAGCGTCTACTAGGCACTGACTTTAGTGGCCTAACGATTACAGACACATTGGTTATGAGTAGACTAGCTAACCCACAACGGGACGGCCATTCATTAGCATACTGGGGAGAATTACTTGGATATCCTAAAGGCGATTATGAGGACTGGACACAGTACACGGCTGAAATGCTTAGTTATTGCGTACAAGACGTTAACGTTAATGAACAAGTATACAAGGCACTCATATCCGAGCTTGGTAGCTTTGGAAACGAAAGCTCAGTTCTTGAGCATAATGTGCAGAGTATCATACAGAAGCAAGTACGTAACGGCTGGCTCTTGGATCAACCCAAAGCGCGTGACTTGGTGGCAACGCTTAAAGAAGAGGCTTACACCTTAGAGGAAGAGGTGCAAAGAGTCTTCAAACCATTACCTACATTCATTAAGGAGATCAACCCTAAGATCAAGAAGGACGGAAGCACAAGCATTGTTGGCCTTAAGTTCCTAGGTGAGCAATGGACTACTGTAGGCGGGTCATTCAGTCGTATTGACTGGCCCATATTTAACCTAGGGTCACGACAGCAAATTGGTAGATACCTTAAGCACTTCGGATGGCGGCCTAAGACGTTCACGGAGACAGGGCATGCCATTGTATCGGAAGAGATACTAAATGCAGTCACGGGCATACCTGAGGCTTCTCTGATAGCTTCTTACCTACTGGTACAGAAGAGAGTTGCACAGGTAAGCAGTTGGCTCCTAGCCGCTGATGACGACACAGGGCGAGTACACGGTTACGTCAATACTAACGGCGCTGTGACAGGCCGTATGACGCACAGTAAGCCTAACTTAGCTCAAGTGCCCTCAAGCAATAGCTTGTATGGCCCTGAGTGTCGGGCATGTTGGATTGTTGCTGATGGTTACCAGTTGGTAGGCATTGACGCATCAGGACTTGAGTTACGTATGCTTGCTCACTATATGGATGATGTGGACTATACTAATACCATACTCACAGGTGACATACATACTGCTAACCAAATAGCGGCAGGCTTGGAAACTAGAAATCAGAGCAAGACTTTCATATACGCTTATCTTTACGGCGCTGGTGATGAGAAGATAGGTTCTATTGCTGGAGGTGGACGCAAGAAGGGCAAGCAGCTTAAGGAGGCTTTCCTAAAGGCTACGCCTGCACTTGCGACACTGAAGGACAATGTTGCTATGTCAGCTAGTAAGGGCTACATCAAAGGGTTGGATGGACGTAAGGTGTTTATTAGGTCTGAACACGCGGCATTAAATTCGTTGCTCCAGTCAGCAGGCGCTCTAGTTATGAAGCAGGCTTTAGTTATCTTAGATGACTTTGCTACACGTTGGAAGATTGACTACAGGTTCGTGGGTAATATCCATGATGAGTTCCAAGTAGAAGTAAAAGCAGATCAGGCCGAAAGGTTTGGTTCATTGGCGGCTAGCTGTATCGAGGCCGCAGGAATCCACTTTAAACTTAGGTGCCCTTTGGCTGGTGATTTTAAAGTTGGAAACAATTGGGCAGAAACCCACTAGGAGAAGTTATGAAGACTAAAGAAGAGTTAGTAGCAAAACAAATATCAAACGCAAAGTATAACCCACGTAATAACCCACGTAATAATCCTAAGCGTATGTACGTTAATGGTCAATATGTGCCCAATAAGCACCCCTTGTGGAAAGCAGGTAACTATACGTCATTCAATGAAGCAGCGTTTAGTTCATTTACTAACTATAACAAGACCACAGAAGGTGCGGTCTACTTGATTACTAATACCGCATGGCCTGAGTGGATTAAGGTAGGTAAGGCTGGTGATGCTGTAGATAGACTTAAGGGCTATCAAACAAGTGACCCATTTAGAAGCTACGAGCTTAAGCATAGTGTAACGGTTGATAATCGACACACAGCGGAAGCTAGGGCGCATAAGGCACTTGAGTTGTTGAGTGAGGACAGGAAGAATGAATGGTTTAAGGTAGACTTACCAACAGCAGTACGCTGCATTGAGGCTTTATGAGTAAACAAGACAAGGGTATGCCCTTTCAGAAGTGCTTCATTGATGCTGACTCTATCATCTATCGCATAGCTGTAACATCAGACTCTGTGGCTCAAGCTAAGAAGTATTACGATAAGGCTATTGAGGACATCGTATGGGACACGGCTAGTGATGAAGGGCTAGTGGCAGTCAAGGGTGTAGGTAACTTTAGGTATCAGGTGGCTGATGACTACAAGGGTCAGCGTGGTAACACTAAGGTTGATCCTGACATCACTAAGATACGTAAGGCAGTCACCAAGTATGCTTGGTCACTTGGTCATCACAAGTCTGACAACTGTGAGGCTGATGATATTGTAAGTATATGGGCACAAGAGGCTATGGAGGCTGGTGTACATTATGTCATTGCTCATATTGATAAGGACATCGACATGGTTGAAGGCTGGCACTATAACTTTACTAAGAAGAAATTGTATTACATTGATGAGCACGAAGGTTACTATAAGATGTGTATCCAAATGCTCACAGGTGATGCTACAGATCATATCCAAGGACTTAAGGGTATCGGCCCTAAGAAAGCTGAGAAGCTGTTAGCTGATGTGCCTACGGGCAAGCTACTGGATGTAGTGAGGGAAGCATGGAAGGATAAGCACCCTGAAGACTGGCACGATAGGTTAGAGGTATGTTGGAACCTGTTGTACATGAGGCGTACTTGGGACGGCTTTAGACGTATGAAACTTGAGGAGGTATTCGGTGATGAATAAACCTACTGTGAACAATCTACTTAATGAGCTTGATGATCTATCTAGGTATTGCATTGAACGTGCTATGGATGAAGGCTACGGGGAAGAGTATGGAGATTACTCTGATGGGCAGGAAGAGTATAGCGACAAGCATAAGGAACTAAGGGAACTCATTGGAGGGAACTATGGGACTAATGATACGTGTGTTTATAGTGGCATCATGGTTTATCTTGACACTGCTAGAGAAGCTAAGATGTGGCAACAGTACGCCATGTGGTTAGAGTGTGAGTTGGCTAATGTGCTGGATGATGATGGAGGGGGGTACTACCCTAGGTTCTCTGAGTGGTACGAGAAGCATTACCAGTGGGACAAGGAGAAACGCCCGTGACAACTAAAGTAAAATTTAGATCAGGCCTTGAAAGTGCCTTCAATGACGCAGTAGGCACAGAGGACTTTCTCTATGAACCGTACCGAATACCGTACATCATTAAGAAGAAATATGTACCTGACTTCATTGACAAACGTACAGGCGCTATGATTGAGTGTAAGGGCTTCTTCAGAGTGGGGGACACACAGAAATACAAGGCAGTACGAGATGAAATCGACAGGCCATTGATCTTTGTGTTTACTAACTCTAATAAGAAGCTACGCAAAGGGTCTAAGATGACCCTAGGACAGTGGTGTGAGAAGGAAGGTTTAGCTCACTTCACTATGAAATCAATTGACGAACTATTGGAGCATTTAAAATGTCTACCTTCGAAGAAGTAAGAGAATACACGGTCAAGCATTATGACCCTGAGCTGATAGTGGAAGTGTTAGGTATAACAAGTGAGTCATTATTATGTCATTACGAAGATCAATTTATTCGTAACATAAGAATGTTTGAAGAGGAATTAAAATATGTATCCGACTGAAAACGCATTGGATGTTCAAGTAGGCGGTGGACACTATAAGGATATGGCTATACAACCTCTTAGGTTTATTCTAGCTAACAAGCTGGAGTTCTGTGAGGCTAACGTAGTTAAGTATATCTGTAGGTGGCGTAATAAGAATGGTAAGCAAGACTTACTTAAGGCACAGCACTACATTAGTGTGCTATTGCAGGAACTTGATAACGAGGGTAACGTATGAGCCAACTAATAGACATGCTGATAAGGCACGAAGGCAGCGAGAGCCACGCCTACACGGACACTGTAGGTAAGGTAACTATAGGTGTCGGTAGAAACATTGACCCTGACGGTGGCCTAGGACTAAGCCCTAAGGAGATTTCATATCTATTGCAGAATGATGTTAACCGAGTTGAGGATGAACTTGTGACTAACTTCCCGTGGGTAGAAGATATTGAATGGCAACGTATGGATGCCTTGGCTAACTTATGCTTTAACTTGGGCATGCCTAGGTTCAAGAAGTTTAAGAAGGCACTTGCAGCGGCTGAGGCTGGCAACTGGGAGCTATGTGCTGACGAGTTCATAGATAGCATGTGGGCAAGTCAGGTAGGCCAGAGGGCTATTGAAGTAACTAACTTAATTAGAACTGGAGAATACGAGTAATGACAATCAAGCTATACACAAGTTCTAATTGCCCTTCGTGTGTGACTCTTAAAGGCCGTCTGGAAGGCTTAGGACTTACTGGCTACGAAGAGGCTAACGTTAACGTGGCTAGCAATCGTGAAGCTGTGATTGCTTTAGGCTTCCGAGGTGTACCAGTGCTGACACGCTATGACTCAGAAGGCAACCTAGTAGGCTCAATAATTGGAGCTACAGGGGCTGACTCAGCTTATAAGGAGATGTTTGCATGATGTTCATGGAACACTTTAAAATTATAATGGAAGGCTTCAACTGTGACTTTAATACAGCCGTGCAGCTTTCTGTTCGTGGGACAGTTTGGGAGGACTAAAATGTTAGCAGAGTACGAGGTATCCTTAGTCGCTGAGATAACTACTACAGTGACGCTAGTAGCGGGAAGCGAAGATGATGCTTATGACGCTGCCTGTGATAGTCTCATACAGCAGTTAAAACATGAGACTACAATAGAAACTATGGAAATCGTTGACTGTGATGTCAATATAAACCTAAACAACATACACTGAGAGAGAATATGAAAATTAAATTAAGTGACCATCAAGTAGAAACAGCCGGTGTAACATGTTTAGACCGTTTACATTTGGATCTAAGGGTTGAGCTTACACAGCACAGCCTAGAGCCTTACTTAGACGAAGAGGACTATGTGGCACTGTTACGTGTCCTAGTGAGTATTGAGGTCATCATGGGCCAGCTTATGCACCCTGACTTGTACTTTCAATGGAAGGTAGATAACGGGGTAGACCTATGAGCGTAGGATCTGTAAGTTTCCCGACAGACTATCAAGCGTTTATTCATACTTCCCGTTACGCTAAGTGGCTGGAGAAGGACAACCGCAGGGAGAGTTGGGGTGAAACAGTAGACCGTTACATTAGTAATCTAGTGGAACCTAAGGTAAGTGATAAGAAAACAGTCAAGATGATACGTGAGGCAATCATCAACCTAGACACCATGCCCTCTATGAGAGCCATGATGAGTGCTGGTAAAGCCTTTGACCGTGACAACGTGGCTGGTTACAACTGCTCATACCTACCAGTGGATGATATACGCTCATTTGATGAAGCCATGTTCATACTATTGTGCGGTACAGGCGTAGGCTTCAGTGTAGAGCGACAGAGTGTGTCTAAGCTACCTGAGGTGCCCAACGAGCTTACTGACACTGATGAAGTGATTAAGGTAGCCGATAGTAAGGAAGGGTGGGCTAAAGCTCTTAGACGCTTAATTATGACCCTCTACGCCGGTGATATACCTCAGTGGGATGTATCAGGTGTACGGCCTGCCGGAGCAAAGCTAAAGACTTTTGGTGGTCGTGCCTCAGGGCCAGCACCATTGATTGACTTGTTTAACTTTGTAATTGAAACCTTTAAAGCAGCTAAGGGCGAGAAACTAACAAGTCTACAGTGCCATGACATCATGTGTAAAATAGGTGAAGTAGTTGTTGTAGGCGGCGTAAGACGTTCAGCAATGATAAGCCTTAGTAACTTAAGTGATGACCGTATGCGCCATGCTAAGTCAGGTGCCTACTGGGAGCAAGATGCACAACGTAACCTTGCTAACAACAGTGTCGCCTATACATCTAAACCTGACGCAACCGCATTTATGCGTGAGTGGCTTAGTTTGGTTGAGTCAGGTACTGGTGAGCGAGGTATATTCAATCGTGTAGCTAGTCAAAAGCAAGCAGCTAAGAATGGCAGGCGTGATGCTAGTTATGAGTTTGGGACTAACCCGTGCAGCGAGATAATATTACGTCCATATCAATTTTGTAACTTAAGTGAAGTGGTTGTACGAGCTACAGATACTTTAGATGACTTAGAACGTAAGGTTATTGTTGCTACTATTATAGGTACAATACAATCAACCTACACTAAGTTCCCATACTTACGTAAGGTGTGGAGTAATAACACTGATGAAGAACGATTGTTAGGTGTTAGTATGACAGGTATCATGGATAACCCGTTGACTACCTCAGCTAACAACGGTCTACCTAAGATGCTTGAGTACCTACGTGAGGTAGCAGTTAAGACTAATGCTATATGGGCTGAGAAGCTAGGTGTACCAGTGAGTACCGCAATCACGGCAGTCAAGCCTAGCGGTACGGTATCACAGCTTGTGAACAGTGCCTCAGGTATTCACGCACGACACAGTGAGTATTATATTAGAACAGTCAGGTCTGATGTTAAAGATCCCTTGACGCAGTTTATGAAGGATAAGGGAGTACCTTGGGAAGCGTGTGTGCATAAGCCAGAGACTACCGTAGTCTTTAGCTTTCCACAGAAGTCACCTAAGGACGCGGTGTTGACTGCGAACACGCCAGCACTTGAGCAGCTTGAGACTTGGTTAATGTACCAACGTCACTGGTGCGAACATAAGCCTTCGGTTACTATTAATGTACTTAAGGATGAATGGCTGGAAGTAGGTGCGTTTGTATATAAGAACTTTGATGAGATGAGTGGCGTTAGCTTCTTACCTTACAATGAACATATATATCAACAAGCACCATATCAGGAATGTACAAAGGAAGTGTATGAAGAGTTCTTAGGCAAGATGCCTGAGGCTATCGAGTGGGCGGGACTAGCTGCTTATGAGATAGAAGACACCACCGTAGGATCACAAACGTTTGCATGTAGCGGTGGCTCATGTGAGATAGTTGATCTTATTTAAAACGCAAAAAGCCCTACCTGAGTTCTCTTAATTGAGTTCTTGGGTAGGGCTATTTTTTTGGTTTAAATTTGAGTTACCTCGAAGCCCTTCGCGGCGTAAGCATACTCATATCTCTAATAGCCTTATCGTCCTGTGCTTTAGAATCTGCAACCTGACCTGTAAACATACCACCTCTAGCTTGAGTAGGAGCAGCAACCCTACCATTACC